ACCCGTGAGCTGGCCACGAATTTAGGTAGTGCCTTTGGTCGCCTCATCACAGAAACAATGGTTCCCATTGTAAGCCGCATTTTGTTTGTGCTGGATCAGCAAGGTCTGATTGATCTGCCGCTAAAGGTCAATGGTGTCCAGGTCAAGGTCACACCAGTATCCCCATTAGCCCAAGCACAAAAACTGCAAGAAATTAACGATCTTGTTCAATATATGCAGATTGCGAACTCTATGGGGCCGCAAGGTCAGGTGACTGTATCTGTGCCAAAAGTCCTGGAATATATCGCGGAGCGTCTTGGCATTGACCAAAATGTTCTTAATAGTCCAGAAGAACAGCAAATGATTATGCAGCAAATGGCGCAAGCACAACAACAAATGGAACAGCCACAAGAGATGAATGACGGTGGCGCTGTGGAGGGAGCTATTCAATGAGCGAAGCTGACGGGTGGGAGTCCTTAGAGACTGCTTTCGCTGAACCAATTAAAGCTGATGATCTTGATGTTTTATATGGCCGTGTATTCAAATCTGAAGAAGGCCAAAAGGTATTGCATCATTTGCGTCAAATCACAATTGAGCAACCAACCTGGAACCCAGGAGAAGATGCTTCATATGGCTATGTCAGAACAGGCATGGCCGAAATTGTCAGACTAATCGAAAAAAGGGTCGAGAGGAGTAACAATGGATAATCAGCAAACCGCACAGGAAGCCGTACAGGACGATGCACCGCTTCTGAATCCACAGGCAGCTGTAACTGCGCCAGAGGCCGTACAAGAGGCTCCTATGCCCCTTCACGACAATTCTGAGCCAAAAGAACAGCAATTCACAACAGATACTGATGATGAACCTTTGGATCGTCCAGATTATTATCCAGAAAAATTTTGGGATGAGGATGGGCCTAATGTTGAAAAACTGGCTAAATCATATACGGAACTTGAAAAAGCATTTAAGGCCGGCAAGCATAAAGCCCCAGAAGGTGATTATGACATTGCGGATTTGGTGGATCGCGGTCTTGATTCAGAAGATCCAGCTCTTGTTATTGCTCAAGATTGGGCTAAAGAAAACGGTGTATCCCAAGCTGCTTTCACTGACCTCGCCTCTCGCATCTTGGAAATTAGTCAAGAAGCTAATGAATCTATGGAAGTGGATCGCCGGCAAGAAATGGCAAAGCTAGGTGAACGGGCATCTGAAAAAATTGAAATGGCAGAGCGCCTATTGATGAAAGCGCCATTGAATGAAGCAGAGCGCAGCGCAATGGCTTATAGCTTAAACAATGCTGATGCAATCAATGCGTTTCTTAAATATCATTCATCTTTGACTAATGAGGGTATTCCTGTAAATGCGGCAGTTTCTACGCCAGACATGAGCCGTACTGATTTGGAGGCAGCTATTGCTGATCCTAGATGGCTATCTGATCCAGCATTTAGGACAAAGATTGAAGAACAATGGATGAAGGCAAACAACTAGATATAGTTGCCAAAGCCCTCATTTTTGTGTAAATATAGTATTCGGAGGCTAACCGCTTGCGGCCCTTCTATGTGGTGAACCCACTGGTGGGCATGACCATTTCATGCAAGCAAACCGCCCGACTACATCGGCCAACGGTATGCGGCAAGTTGAAACCTTAATAGGAGGATTCTGCTATGGCGCAGAGTGTAACCAATGCTTTTGTGACCCTCTTTGAAGCAGAGGTAAAACAAGCATACCAAGCCGAGGCTTTGCTGCGTGGTACAATGCGTACACGCACAGGCGTCCAGGGCAACACCGTCAAATTTCCGAAAATCGGTAAGGGCGTTGCTACTGTTCGTGTGCCTCAAACAGATGTAACCCCGCTGAATGTAACTTACAGCCAGGTTACTGCAACCATGAGCGACTATATTGCTGCGGAATACAGCGACATTTTCCACCAATCTCATATCAATTTTGATGAGCGCCGTGAACTTGTCGAGGTAGTTTCAAAGTCAATCGCTCGGCGTATGGATCAGCTTTGTATTGATGCTCTCGATGCAGCTGCTTCACCATCAACCGTTGCTACCTCAGTAGGTGGCGCCGGCACTAACATGAACATCGAAAAGCTCCGTGCAGCTGCAAAGGCGCTGAATGAGAATAATGTACCGGCTGAAGGTCGTTATCTTCTTATGCACGCTTCTCAGCTCGATGCTCTGCTTGGTGAAACGGAAATCACTTCAAGCGATTTTGCAAGTGTTAAGGCTCTAGTTCGTGGCGAGATTAACTCGTTCATGGGCTTCCAGGTGTTGACAATGGGTGATCGTGATGAAGGTGGCCTTCCAAAACCTTCAACCCGTACTTGCTTTGCTTGGCATCGTGATTCAATGGGCTATGCAGAATCAATGGCACAAAAGAGTGAGGTAAATTATGTCCCAGAAAAGACATCATTCCTCGTCTCGTCAATGTTCTCTGCCGGCGCTATTGCAATTGACGATGAAGGCATCGTTAAGATTTCTTGTACTGAATAAGGAGGATAAACGATGGCTTTTGATTCAACAGGTTTTGCAACCATTGGAGCTAGTAAGAGTGGTAATGCACCATCTATCTACTCCTATCAAACTGCCGATACCATTGCGACTGTAAACACAGAAGGTTATTTCAACGATTTGTCAGACACTCTGGCGGTTGGCGATCTGATCTACTGCGTAACATCAACAGGTGGTACTCGTGTCAGCACATTGACCCAGGTGCTTTCAAATAGCGCTGGCGTTGTAGATGTTGCTGATGGCACTACATTAGCCGCAACTGACGGTGACTAATATGGATGGGGCGGTGGGGGCCGCCCCTTCCTTATATATTGGAGAGTGGCATGGCGGCTGGCGACACAAGTTTATCAATCTGTTCTGATGCACTTATCATGCTGGGCGCTGCGCCCCTTTCTTCCTTCACGGAAGGTACTGACGCTGCCCAGGCTTGCGACAGGCTTTATCCAGACCTTAGAGATAGTTTGCTATCTAGGTATCCTTGGAGCTGGTCATATCAAAAAGAACAGCTGGCAAGACTATCATCTACACCAACAAATGAATGGCAATACGCATATCAGCTTCCTGGCGATATGCTTTCTGGCGTTAGGGCGCTGTTTGCCAGTTCTGGCACTAATGAGCAGCCTTTGCGCTATGGATGGGAAATTTATGGGGATCAGGTCTACACTAACCTAGAAACCGTTTATATCGACTACCAGGCCACAATCAACGAAAGTAAGATGCCAAACTATTTTGTGCATTTTCTCCGCACTGCAATGGCAGCTGAATTGGCTATGGTGATTACTGACCAGGTAAGCAAGACTGATTATTTTAGAGGATTGGCGTATGGTTCGCCAGGTGAAAATGGCCGTGGTGGATTATTCCGTGAAGCGATGAATATCGACAGTCGCGGCCAACCACCACAGGTTATTGAGGATTATTCTCTTGTAGATGTAAGAGGCTAATATGGCGCGGATAATCCAGTTCCAAACAAACTTCAGTGTTGGAGAGCTTGATCCATTACTCCGTGCCAGGACTGATCTCGAACAATATCAGAATGGTTTAGAGACAGCTGAGAATGTCATCATACAGCCACAAGGCGGTGTAAAGCGCAGACCAGGCACAAAGTTTATCCATGACTTTGGCAGCACATTTACAGATTTCAAAATCATTCCGTTTGAGTATAGCGTCAATGACAGTTATAGCCTGGTCTTTGTAAACCAGCGCATCTATGTGTTCAAAGGTGGTGTGCTGCAAACAAACATCAATGGCAGTGGTAACGATTACATCACGGCCACAGCAATCACGGCAGCAATGCTAGATGAGCTGAATTATACCCAGGCTGTTGATACGCTCATTTTATGCCATGAAGATTTAGAAACACAGCGTCTAATTCGTAATAGTGATACCAGCTGGACATTGGGCGCATTGCCATTATCGTTTATTCCTAAATATGCATATGCGCTAGATACACATGAGCCTACATTTACGATCACACCAAGCGCTGTTTCCGGCAATATAACTATAACAGCGTCATCAGTTACAACTGATACAGGTACAGCACAAGCCGGCGGTGCAGATACTATCACGCTTAAAGCGGCATCTAGCTTTACAAGTGACGATCAACCTAATGGTATGTTCATTACGCTTACAGCTGGCACTGGCTCTGGTCAGACACGCCATGTTGAAGATTATGTTGCATCAACAAAAGTCCTGACTGTTTATCCAGCTTGGGATACAGCACCAGATGGAACAACAAATTATAAAGTAGAAGCATTTGCCGAATCAGCGGTTGATGAATATGCAAATGTTAAAAATGGTTTTGGTCGCGCAAGATATGTTGAGTTTGTTAGCGCAACAGAGATGAAAGCATATGTAGAGATTCCATTCTTTAGTACAGATGCAATTGCTTCTGGTGATTGGGAATCAGAACATGGTTATGAGCCAACTTGGTCAAGCACAAGAGGATGGCCACGATCAGCTGCTTTCCATGAAGGCCGGTTATATTTTGGTGGCAGCAAATCCAGACCAAACACAATCTGGGGTAGCAAGGTAATTGATTATTTTAACTTTGATACCGGCACAGGATTAGATGATGAAGGGCTAGAAGCCACCATCAACACTAATCAGCTTAATGTGATTGTGCATATTAGCTCTGGGCCTGATTTCCAGATATTTACAACCGGTGGTGAATTTGTTGTCGCGCAATCAAACATTGATCCGATCACACCATCAACATTCCTAATTAAGCCACAAAGCCGGATTGGATGTAAACCTGGTGTACCGCTTGAAAATCTGGCTGGCGCAAGCATCTTTGTGCAACGCCAGGGCAAGTCTCTTATCAGTTTCCAGTTTACTGACACGACTAATAGCTATGGAACACAAGCGCTATCGGTATTGAGTTCGCATCTATTGAGCGATCCTATTGATTTGTCAATCAGGAGAGCCGCATCAACTGATGAGACAGACCGCTTATTCCTGGTAAACAGCGGCGGTGATATGATTGTTTACTCATTGTTGGCCACACAGAATGTGATTGCTCCGTCTAAATTTACCACAGATGGATCATATGTTGCTGTAGCTAACGAATTGGCCACAACATATGCCATTGTAAAGCGCACGATTAACGGCACTGTAAAATACTATCTTGAGCAGTTTGATGATGATCTGACATTAGATTCAGTCAAAACAGGCGGTGCAGCTGCCAGCGTGACAATGGGGCATCTCGAAGGCAAGGAAGTTCAAGTCATCCGTGATGGTATTCTTGAGGCAGCGCAAACCGTGCCGGCATCACCATATACAATTACTTTTGCCACAGCGTCTACTACCTCATATCAGGTAGGTCAGAATTATGATGTGACAGTAAAGACACTGCCGGCAGAGCCAAGGTTGGCGCAGGGTACAGTTCAGGCTAAGAAAAAGCGGATCGTCCAGGTGGATGCTATTGTGCATGAAACACAAGACATGACCATCAATGGCAAGCTGGTTCCGTTCCGTAATTTAGGCACTGGCGTTCTTGATACAGCTGTTCAAGAGTTTACCGGCACAAAAACTGTGCATGGAATTTTGGGCTTTAGTGGTACGGGGCAAATTACAATCAGCCAGAGTGTGCCGCTAAAGATGACATTATTAGGTATTGAGTATCACATGAGCGTGGGGAATTGATATGGAATTGATGATAGCAGCAACCGTTGTTAGCGCTGGATTGCAAATCAAAGCAGCGCAAACACAAAAAGCAATGTATAACGCCCAAGCAGCTCAAGAGCGCTTGAAAGGCAAATCAAAGGCAACTGAATACAAAATGCAAGCTGCCAGAGTTTTGCGTAACCTAAATGAAAACCTAGCGACAACTGTGGCACGGGCTGCGGTTGGTGTTGATCCATTGTCAGGTTCAGCATTGTCATTACAAGAATATGCACGGCGCGAAGCTGGTGGCGAATATGCACAATCAAAAGATAATGCAGTCCTGGCTTTATCTAACGCTGATGTGCAAGCGGGTATTTATAAGCAAGCAGGGCAACAAGCTATGTATACTGGTTATGCAAATGCGCTTGGTACGGCAACAACCGGCACTTATCAGGCGTTAAAATTAGGATAAGGCAATATTATGGCAAAGCTACCAAGATATCAGAATGTAGGCGTTAAGCCTCTCGCACCACCAGATTATGATTATGCTAATCTGCGTGAATCTGCTCGTTTTGCCAGAACATTATCTCAACAAGTAGACCGCATGAATACCTTTATTGCCAAAGAAGCTGAACGGGAAGCCGAGCAGCGTGGTCTGGCTATGGTGCAAGAAGAAGGCGCACAACAAGTTCTTAAGAAATTTACTGGCGATAAAAAGCCGTTTACTGTTGCTGAAACTACAGCATACCAGGCCGCTACTCGCATCGCATCGGCAGAGATAGAGACTCAGGCCAGGGCTGAAATCAACAAACTAATAAGCACAGCCGAAACAAATCGCACATCATTTGGTGATAGCGAAGATGAAAAAGGCAATTTGATCCCAGGCGTTCAATCTCAATTAGGTGAAATTGTAGATGGATTTCCGGCAGCACTATCTGATCTTGACCCTGTTGCAGCTGGTCTGCTTAGAGCGAGATTAACAGACTTTGCCACAGATAAAGAGATTGCCTACAGTGAGTTCTATCAGAAGCATTTGATTGAAAAGAAACAAGGCGAGTTTATCAAGAGCCTTGCCGATAGAGAAAGAGATGCTATTGATTACAGTGCATCACCGCACTCTACACCTGATGGCCTTGAAAGGCGTATAAATGATGCAGCGCAAACAATGCGCGATCTGCAATTTGACGAAACCAATGTAACAAAATGGGTTGAAAGCACCAGAACTAAAGCCCGTAAAGCTGGTACTATTGCAGAGTTCCAAAGGCTACCAACTATTGAAGAAAAGCAAAAATATCTTGATGGTCTTGAAAAGAAACCATTGCGACAGCTTGGCGTTGAAGGAACACGGACACTTCGCCGTTCTTTGCAAGCTGAATTAAACAATGACATTACTGTTCAGAAAGCAGCTGCAAAAGATACAGTTCAAGATATTAAAGATGCAAAGAAGATACTGACTGCCGGTGGTGATCCTGGTGAACAGATGCTTTTACAATTACAAAACAGAGCAAATGGACTAGGTGATTATGGCGCAGATGCTAGAGAGGCTATTGCTAATCTGCAAGTCGAGCGTGAAGCAATGCTTGCATTTCGCAAAATGTCGCCAGGACAATTACAAAATGAATTGAATGTTATGGCTGGGGGCATAGAAGGTGTCGGTGGCAAAGGTGTAGATACTCAATTAGAAGCCGATATCCTAAAATCTGGTCGTGGTTTATTAAGCACGATGAACACTGAAACGCAAAATGATCCACTGTCTTTTGCTGCCCGTGTTGGTCATATTAACTTTAGACCGCTTGATATGACATCAGATGAAAATTTGTCAGGTTCAATTGCAGAGCGCCGGCAACAAGCCCGTACAGCTGCCGCTATCTATGGTGTAGAGCCTAAATTTCTGACAAATGAAGAAGCAACGGTGTTTGCTGCACAACTTAAACAAGGCAATAGAATTTCCAGGATGACGGTCTTGGGGACATTAAGTAAACATTTCCAAAAAGATGCGCCAGATGTGTTGGCACAGATTGCTGTTAAACAGCCAGAACTAGCTCATATTGGTGGCCTTGTTACTCTTGGCTTGATGGATACAGCTAATCAAGCGCTCGAAGGCATGGATTTAATTAAGCAAGGCAACCAGCCTGTAGAATTTACGCCTACAAATACACAAGGCACTTTTATCAACTCTGTAGGTTCAGCCTTTACTTATCAGCCAGCTGCAAGAGCTGCATCGTTTGAAACAGCCAAAGCTATTTATACATCTATGGCTTTTGATATGGGCATTGATAGATTTGATGATAATCTTTGGGAAACTGCTATTGATCTTGCAGTAGGTAAAAATCCAAACACCGGCAAGGGTGGTATTCAAGAAGTTCGAGATATGCCCGTTATTGCTCCACCGGAATTGAATGGTGAAGATTTAGAGAATATGTTGGAAATGTTTACCGCTGGCACATTGGCAGAAAATACAGGACAAAAAATCAATCCAGGTATTGCGGCAAATATTGCAGAGAATGATGATATTTCTCTAATGGTTGTAGACCACGGTAAATATTACATAACTATTGGCACACCTGGCGATGAATCATTTAGATACTTTATGGATTCAGATGGCAATCCAATCATTGTTGATGCACTCAAATATCATGGGTACAGAGAATGACTTTTCTATACGGTAAACAAGACCCATTAGATGTTTTACCAGGTCAAGGGCTGGATAAGCCTCTTGGCACATTCACAGAAAACATTACTGCTGCTTATCGTGCATCAAGAGCTACAGATCAGTCTGTCAGTGAAGGCACAATGCTGAACGATCAATGGCAACCGATTATTGATGAAATCAATGAAAAGACAGGTTCTAATTTTTTCAATCCGGCAAATCATTTAAGAGCTGGATTGTTTTCAGCGCCAGCTACACAAGGACATGGCGAGAGATCATATCAATATTCAACACAAAGAATATTTAAGCATATCAAAGATAATGCTGAAGTCTTGCCTGATTTGCAGACAATTACCCATGAGCAATTGTTAAAACAAGCACAAGAACAGGCTTTAGCTTTGCGTGAACAATATGGAGAAGTAACAAACCGATCATATGGTGCTGGTAATGTAATAGCTAGATTTCTTGGTAGTATGGGCGGTATTGCCACTGATCCTGTTGTTTATGAAAGCATGGGCTTTTCTGGTGCATCTAAAACGCTTTATGGGGCAATGTTCCGTGAAGCTGCTATCGGTGCTGGCACAGAAGCGGTTGCTCAAACTGGTGTAAAAGAATGGTATGAATCATTAGGTCTGGATTACACCTATGAACAATTCTGGCAAGCTGTTGCCTTTGGTGGCGTATTTGGCGCCGGCACTCCATTGGCTTTCCGTATTGCTGGCAAAAGTGTTTCATTAACAGCTGACCAGGCTAAAAAAGGATATCAAGCATTAGTAGGAAGCGGAGCTGCTAGACAAACCGGCACGATTAGAGCTGCACAAGCAACAGCTGAAGCAGCTGATGATGCGGTGGCTGCTAATCCATTAACTGACGAAATAGCCCACGATGCCCGTGTAATGGACGCTGACAGGGCTGTAGAGAACAATGTGCCACCATCTATGCCAGATGTGCCACCGGCTACTGTACGGCCTCCTGAGAGCGCCTATGACGCTGATAACTTAGATGGCCTAGTGTTTAGATTTGATCCAGATGAAATTGGTGTGGATGCAGAGACATTTCAATTTAAGGCTGGCGGTGATGAATTTGGCGTAACAGACCGTTTGCAGGGCGTTACAACTTGGGATGCAATCAAAGCAGGACAAATTAGTGTATATGAATTTGCTGATGGCCGTAGGTTTATTGCTGATGGACACCAGCGTTTAGGGCTGGCAAAACGCATAAAAGCACAAGACCCATCTCAAGATGTGCGTCTATATGGTCATTTGCTGCGCGAAGTTGATGGCATTACAACAGAAATGGCCAGAGTGATTGCAGCTGTAAAAAACATAGCAGAAGGTACTGGCACTGCTATTGATGCTGCTAAAGTATTGCGTGATGCACCAGAGCGTTTTGGAGAGTTGCCGCCTAAGTCTGCATTGGTTAGACAAGCGCAAGGTCTAGTCAATCTAACGGATGACGCATTTGGCGTTGTTATAAATGGTGTTGTGCCAGCTAATTATGCGGCATTAGTAGGTAGACTGATTCCTGATGATGCAGGATTGCAAGCAAATGCACTATCTGTCTTATCTAAAACTGATCCAGCTAATGAGTTCCAGGCTGAAGCAATTGTGAGACAGGTACGCGATGCTGGTGCTGAGAAAGTGACGCAAATAGGGCTATTTGGTGAAGAAGTAATTACCGAGAGTTTTTTTGCAGAGCGTGCTAGAATCCTGGATAGAGCGCAAAAGATATTGCGCCAGGATAAAAATGCTTTTAAGAGCCTGGTGGATAATGCAGCCAGATTAGAGGCAGAAGGAAACCAGCTTGCCAAGCAAGCCAACCAACGGAGAGCAGACAATGACACGCAAGCAATCGCGCTCCTCCAAGCGCTTGCAAACAGAAAAGGCGACCTCTCAGATGCCCTCACAGCGGCAGCAAGAGAAGCAAGAGAAACCGGCAGCTATACCGAGCCTAGCAGAGGCTTCGTTGATGCTATCAGACGATCAATTGAATCAGGCGATTTCAACAGGCTATCAACTGGCGATGTTGGACAGCCTGTCAATGTTGCAGCGGAAAGCCGCATCGCTGCGAAAGAGCCAGAGCCAGCTGTCGATGAGTTCGACCAGCCAGGAGGCGTAGGAGCGCAACGCCAAGCAGATCAGCTAGAGGCTGACAATCTGCCGCCTCGCCGTGAGGCAATGCAAGAAGATGAGCAGCTGCGTGATGATTTGCGCCAGCTGCTAGAGCGCGGTGCTGATGAAGCAGAGATTGATAACCATCCAGCTGTAACCAGGGCTATTGAAGAAGCCAAAGCAATCCCAGAAACACATACCCTCGATGGCTATCTTTCAGAAAGATGGATCGAAACCAGAGAGTTCAAGTTTGGCGAAGAAACCGTTACAGGAATTGAAGATGCCGTTCAGCGTCTATATGAAGGAGC